TGCCTGGTTGGCTTCGCTTATCTACTGTTTCCGCCGGCTGCTCTGCTGGTGTTTGGGCTGTTGTGCTTGGCGATTTCGTGGCAGCGGACTCGTGGTGGTGAACAGTGAGTTTGTTGTTCCGTGGGGTCGAGCGGCGGGCGATGGGGTGGCCTGAGGGACTGGACCGTAGCTCGACCCCGAACCCGGTAACGGAGTCGACGGCCCCGTATCTGTCGCCGTATTTCGCGGCGATGCGGCACATCATCGATTACGTGTCGACGTTGCCGGTCGACTTTTTTGCGAGCCGTGCACCGAATGCGGCACAGATCGCCGAGCCGGAGTTGATCCGGAACGTCGATACCGAGTTCGGCTTAGAGACTTGGTTGGGGCAGGCCGCGTTTGGTTTGGTGACTCGGGGTAACGCGGTCGGGAAAGCGACGCTGATCGGCGGTTGGGGCCAGCCGACGATGGTGGAGTGGTCGGGCAACTGGTCTGGCGGCAATGGTTCCCCGCTGTATGTGGGCGGCAAGGAGTTGTCGCCTCGGCAGTTGGTGCATGTGCCGTGGCTGGTGCCTCCGGGGAAGCGGATGGGTTTGTCTCCGGTGCAGCATTTGGCGGGGATTATTTCGGCGGGGTTGTCGGCGCAGGAGTACGCAGATGTGAAGCGTGGCGGCGGGATACCGCCCGCGATCTTGCAGAACACGAAGCTGACGACGATTGACGAGGAGCCGTCCCGGATCATCCAGCAGGCTGCGAAACGGGCGTTTGCGTCGGGTGATCCGTGGGTTTCGGGCAATGACTGGAAGCTCGAGTTCCCGACGATCCCACCGAACCACGCACAGTTCTTAGAGCTCCTGAATCTGTCGAAGCGTGACATCGCTGCCGTGTATGGGATTGACCCGCGTGAGATTGGTTCGGATGCGCTGGGCGGCTCGATCACGTATGCGAATGATGAGTCGAAGTCGTTGAACCGGGCGCACGACATGCGCCCCTATTTGGTGCGGATTGAGCGCGCGGTGTCGCGGTTGTTGCCTGCTGGTCAGGTGATGCGGTTCAACATCGACGCGACGGTCCGCGCGGATGTCAAGACCCGTACTGAGGTGGACGGCGCGAAGATCGCGGACGGTCGCCTGTCGGTTGATGAGGCCCGCGAACACGACCGCCTGGGCAAGGTGCCTGGCGGCGACCGATACAACGTCCCGGCTCCGAAGACGGACCCGGTAACGAGGAAAGAAGGAGAAGCATCATGACCGACGCAGAGCGACGGTTTACCTCGGTGCCGGTGGAGATCCGCGCCGGTTCCGATGGCGCAATGAAGATCGGCGGGTACGCAGGCCAGGCCAACAAGCTGTCCCAGAACCTCGGCGGGTTCGTGGAGCGGTACGCGCCGACCTTCTGGAGCAAGTCCAGGGGCGACGGCTGGCCGGGAGTCATGGCCCGCTACAACCACGACGACAACATGCTCTTGGGTACTACGGGCGGCAATACGCTCCGGATGAGCCTGGATGACATCGGGGCCTTGTATGAGGTCGATCTCGATCCCGAGATCAGCTACCAGCGTGACCTGTACGCGTTGGTGAAGCGCGGCGATGTGCGTAAGTCTTCGCAGGCGTTTGTTGTGTTCGAGGAGGAGTGGGGCACCACCGATCAGGGCTTCCCGCTTCGGACCTTGATCAGCGGCAAGTTGATTGACGTTGCCCCGGTGAACACTCCGGCGTATGAGGACAGCAGCGTCGGTGTTCGTGGCCTTCCTGAGACGCGTTCGATCGGTGGGGCGCTGCTCGGTCCCGAGGTCGCGCTCCGGTCGCTCGCTAAGCATTTCGACGCCTCGTTCGATGAGGTCCTGGATCTGGCGGCGAAGAACGAGCTGTCGAAGTTCTTCAAGCGATCTGAGGGTGGGCCGGCGGTGGATGCGGCAGCGAAGGCTGAGGCCGAGTTGTCCCCCCAGGCTGCTCTCATGCGTGCGTTGAACGCGCCATCCATCTGACCTGAAAAGGGGCCGGATGCGCAACCGGCAGGCGTCTACTCGCGAGGGGCGTCGGAACAAAGGGCGCAAGACTTCCGTGCTGATCGAGCAGGGCTAAACCCACTCGACTAGCGCGGTCAGCAACACCACACATCTACCGGCAGGGCGAACCCCACCGGGACTTCCAAACACCTGGAATCCCGGAAAGGGGAACCCATCATGTCGGCTCTGTACGACAACGTAAAGGCGCGTTACGACGCGTGCATTGCGCAGGCCACCGAGCTTGCACAGAAGGGCGTCAACGAGGCCCGCAACCTGACCCCGGAGGAGAAGAACACCTTCGACGGCCTCATGACCGAGGCCGAGGGCCACGGCGAGCGCATGCAGTCCATCGCTGAGGGCGAGAAGCGTGCGCGTGACATCGAGGAGTCGTTCCGTGGCTCCGGGGCCGGCGAGCAACAGCGTCAGGTCACCGAGACGGACCTGGGCAAGTGGGCTCGTGAGTCCCGCAATGGCGACTCGTTCGACCTCGCCCCCACCCTTGGGGCTGAGCGCCGTGCACTCGCCGCGTTCCGTGCTGGCGAATCGCGGGCCATGACCGCTGGCGCTGCCGGTGGTCTGGGCAACGACGGCGTGTACGGGCTGCTGTGGGAGTACGCGGTCGCTGGGTCGCAGATCCTGCAGTGCGGCGTGGATGTCATCAACACCGCAGACGGCAACACGTTGCCGCTCCCTGCTGTGACCGCGCACGCGACAGGTGCTTCGGCTGCCGCGAATGCTCCGATCACCGCGTCGGATGCGTCACTGGGGATCGTCAACCTGTCGGTGACGAAGTACGGCTACCTGACCCTGGTGCCGTCCGAGCTGATTACCGATGTGACCTTCGACCTGGACGGCTACCTCGCCCGGGCCGCTGGCCGCGAGATGGGCAAGATCGTGTCCACGGTCGCGTCCGCTGCTGCTGTCGCCGGTTTCACGGTCTCGGGTGCGACCGCTCCGACTGGTGCGATCGTCGCGCCGACTGGTGCTGTCTTGTCGGATGCGCTGATCGACCTTTTCCACTCGGTGCTCCCGGAGTACCGGACCACGGCGTCGTTCCTCATGAACGACGTGTGGGCGGCTGTCGTCCGGAAGACCAAGGACGGCTCTGGTCAGTACGTGTGGGAGCGGTCCCTGGTGCCTGGCAACCCGGGCATGATCGACGGGCGCGCGGTGTATGCCGACTCCAACCTGCCGACCGCGAAGACCAACGGCACCAGGGCCATCTACTTCGGTGACTGGTCCGCGTTGAAGGTCCGCCTCGCGGGCGGTATCCGGTACGAGCGCAGCAACGACTACGCCTTCGGGAACGACCAGATCGCGTTCCGTGCTGCGGTGCGCACTGGTGCCGCCGTAGTGGACCCGAACGCAGTCAAGTTCCTCCAGGTCACCAACTCCTGATCGCCCTGACGAGAAGGAGGAAGTGGACATGGTTGCTGATATTCGTGGCGTACCGAACAGGTACGTCCTTGAGCTCGGTGGCGTCGATGTGTCCGACCAGACGACTTCCTGCACGTTGGGGAAGGCGTCTCGGTCGGCGCAGACGTTCGCCGAGTACCGCTCGGGTGGCCCGTTCGCGTTGAAGATCGCGGCTATCCAGAACTACGCCACCGGCTCGATCTGGGACATGGCCGTCAATCACCCCGGTAGCGGGGTGACGGGCGCGTTCTATCCGTTGGGGAACGTCACCGGAATCTCGGCCCCGAAGTTCTCGGTCACCGCGACCGTTTCGGCACCTACCTCCGATGAGCAGGTGGGTGGCGAGGGTGGCGCTGTGGATGCGGATTCCCCCACGTTCGAGACGGAGTGGATTCTGGCCGGCAAGTGGGCTCAGTCCACGGTCACCTGACAAGTCAACAGCGGAGGCCGCCCATGTGTCACGCATCTGTTCTCACCTGGGCGGCCGACGTTTTCGGCCCCGATCTCGTTACCGGCAAGACCGTGTGCGAGGTCGGGGCCTACGACGTCAACGGGACCGTGCGCCCCTACATCGAGGCACACAATCCGGCGTCGTATCTCGGGGTGGATATCTCTGAGGGTCCGGGCGTGGACCTGGTTGCCAATGTGGAGGATCTGCCCGCCGAGTTTCCGGGCGGGTTCGACGTCGTGGTGTCCACCGAGATGCTGGAGCACGTCGAGGACTGGAAGCTGGCGTTCTCTGCGTTGGCGCAGATCGTTAAGCCTGGTGGAGTTCTCGCGGTTTCGACGCGCTCCCCTGGCTTCCCGTATCACGCATTCCCGATCGATACCTGGCGGTGGACACCGGAGCAGATGCGGGCGATCCTCAAGCTGGCCGGACTAGTGGTCGTCTCGTGTGCCCCGGACCCTGAGCAACCAGGCGTGTTCGCGGTCGCCTCCAAGCCACCGAGCTGGCAGGTGCCCGAGGGCTCGGACTGGTGGCCTGGCCTGCGGATCCCTTTGTGGGATGGGTCGGTCCCGGAGGCTCAGTGACTACCGCAGTAGGTGCATCCGCTCGCGAGATGCGCGAACAACTCATCCATTGTCTCCAAGGCGTCGAGCTTGCGGTAGTGCAACCTACGCGCTCTCCCATCCGGCGACGCCATTTCGGCGTGAAAAGGGTGCTCGACGTGTTGGCGCCACCATTCGTGACAAGCGCGAGGTGTTGTGAAAGAGGCCTTGCCGCCCTGGTACGAGGCATACCTGGGATCAGAACTGTTAGGGGCCCCGCGCTTGGGGCAGATTCGGCAGGCGACCACCCACTTGCCGGGCGCGACTTGCTGCATGAATCGCTCGCGGTGAGACATGAGGCAGACCTTCCATGAGTGGGTCTGTTCCCGATGGGGAACACGCCGATCCTACCAAACTGCGTGTTGCCGGCATTGAAGACGGGAGCGCCTGCGGGTATCTCCGTATCCGGCTTCCGTTCGACCACATGCGCGAGAACGGCCTGGACGTGCGGTACGCCCGTGACGGTGACGTACTCGACCAAGACCATTTCCCGATCGTTGTCGCGCAACGCATGGGCTATCCCGGTTTCGAGTTGCAATGGCTGCGGTTGTGGCGGGATCACAAGCTGGTGTGGGAAACCGACGATGACCTGTGGAGCATCGACCCGACGAACGAACGCGCGGCGAAGGTGTTCACACCTGAGTTGTTGCGGGCGGTGGAGCATTGCGCGAAGACCGCGCACATGGTCACCGTTTCTACCGAACCGCTCGCGGAAGTGATGCGGGAGTTCAACCCGAACGTCGTCGTCATCCCGAACCACATCGACGGGGCGCTCTTAGAAGTCGAGCGGAAGCGCGCTGACAAGCTCACGATCGGATGGGCGGGCGGCGACTCCCACAAGCGGGATTGGGTCGCCGCGGCCCCGTCGATCCGGCGCTTCTTGGATCGCAACCCCGACGTGGATCTCCACATGATCGGCGCTGACTATCGCCGCGAATCGAAGCTGCGCGGACGATGGACCAGCTGGAAGACTCGGATGATCGACTATTACGCGACCATCGATTTCGATATCGGTCTCGCGCCCCTGATTCCCTCTGTTTTTAACCGCTCGAAGTCTCACATCAAAGCGTTGGAGTACGCGGCGCTCGGTATCCCGGTGATCGCCTCCGATGTTGGCCCGTACCGCGACTTTGTGATCGACGGCGTAACGGGGTTCCTGGTCCGCTACGACCACGAGTGGGAAGCCCGTCTACGGGATCTGACTCATGACCATGCGATGCGTGAAGCGATGGGCGAGAAGGCCCGCGAGCACGCCCGCACCTATTCGATCAGTGAGGGGTGGAGGTTGTGGGAGAACGCTTACCGGACCCTGCTGTAACCGAGGCTGAGCAGGTCGAGCAGCCCTATGACGGGATCGCCCTGATTAAGCCGTGGCCTCCGGTCGTGGAGACGCGGCCCGGTAAGCAGGATC